GGTGTGTTGCGGGGGCGGGATCTTCATGCCCGCTGGGCCCAGGGCGGAGCGGAGCTGGCTGCCGGGGCTGGAGCTGCGGCCGGCTGGGGTGCCGGTGCGGAAGGCGCGGCGACTGCAGGGGCTGCGCCACCGGCCAGGGCCTTGAAGCCCTTGACGTCGTTGCTGTCGCCGTACTGCTCGCTCTTGCGGATTGAGACCTTGATCGACAGGCGACCCCCGATCAGCTGGTCCGTGTCCTGCACGACCCCGAGCCCGATGGAGCGCATGAGCTCGCCCAGCTGCTGGCGACCGATCTCCTCGGCCTTGGGGTTCGGGTTGCTGACGTTCAGGTTCCCGTAGATCACGCGGCCGGCGTGAGTCGGGCCGGTGACGTCATAGCGCACGGCGATATACTGGCCGGTGCCTGCCTTGGTGGTGCGCAGCTCGGCGCCCTTGATCTCGACGTCATACCAGCCCTCGGGGATGGGGTCATAGTTGCGGTCGGACTGTGGCAGCTCTGCTGCGCTGAAGGATTGCGGTAGTTGTGCCATGTTTAGAGCTCCTCGATGGAAAAGGACGGACGTCCAGGTTTGGTGGTGATCGCCCCGGTTAGGGGCAGGGTGATGCTCGCGTCGGCCTGGCTCCAGGCCTTCACGTTGAGCTCCGGCTTCCAGCGGAAGAGGGAGCCCAGGTGCTCGCTGACGCCGTGCTCGGCTGCGATCTCCTGCAGGAGGTCGGCGTCGATCTTTCGGTTCAGGTGCTCGGTCACGCGGATCTTGTGACGCGCCGTGGTCTGCGTGCCCGAGGCGTCGCCGTTGCCCGAGGCGGTGGAAAGGAGCTCGTGGAGCTCATCCTCCAGCCCGCGGCGCTTGGCTACCGCCAGGGCCTCTTCTTCCTTCGCGCGCAGCCAGTCCGCGCACAGCTTGTCGATGTCGCTCATCGCTTGAGCTCCTCCTCTGTCTCCTTGCCCACGATGACCATCATCCGGGCGATCTCAAAGGCGGTCTTTGAAACCCGGTAGGCCGTGTCACGCGGAGAGAGGGACCACTCGTCGCTCGGCACCCGGCGGACCAGGGCCTGCATGGCGAAGGCGGCGTAAGTGCGGCGGATGTCCAGATCGTCGTCGGTCACTGGGTACCGTCCTTACGGGGATCGTCCCCGTTCGCGAAGCGCGTGTACCACGCGGCCTTGGCGAGGTCCTCCTCGGGCTTGCCCTTGTATTGGTGGCGCCAGATGTACTTGAAGGCGTTGACCTTCGCGTAGGTGCGCACGGCCTCCTCGCCGAAGACCTGGACCATCGCGTCGATGCACTCGATCCCGCCGGTGCGGTAATGCTCGGGGTTATTGACCGGGTCGGTGGCGCGGCTGTGCTCGATCGGCACGCGCTTGCCCTCGACGGTGACGGCCTCGTCGGCGAGCTTCTTCTTGGGCTTCGGTTTCTGCTTCTCGGCCTTCACCTTCTCCCAGCGCTTTTTCTGCGCAGCGGAACGGTTGGCGGTGGCGCGCTCTTTCTTTTCCTCAGCCTCACGCTGGGCCTGCAGCTCTGCGCGCCTCCCGGCGTGACAGGCTTTGCACCAGGACTGGAGCCCGTCGTCGGTCGTGCTGTGCTTGCTGAACGCAGCGCGCGGCTTGGTCTTCTTGCAGTGCTTGCACTCCTTGCTAGCCACCGCGCTCTCGGCACCGTCGGGCAGGACAGTGAAAGGCATGTTGTCGAAGCTCATGATGCACCTCCTTGGATTTTGCGGATGATGTGGCCCAGGTCAGCGGGCTCCCAGGGATCGAGGCGGCCGGAGCGGTCCTTGGCCGTCCAGAGCCCATCGGACTGGCACTGTAGGGAGCGGACGGTGTTGCCCTCGGCGTCCTTCTCGATGCGCAGGGGGAGCACGAGGTCGAAGAAGTAAGGAAGCTGCTGGCCAAGCTTGGCGCCAGGCATCGAGGGCGAATAAAGGATCCGGCCCATCTCATCCTGACTTTTTTCAAGCTTGGCGGTGAAGTACACAGACTTCCCAGGAAGATCCCTAAAGGCTCGTATGATCCCACCCATCACGTCCTGCAGCGCGCCGTAGGCTTGACGCGGGTCTTTCGCCGTGGCCTTCTCGCTGGCCAGGACGACCTCCGCGATCTCCGAGATCGAGTCCAGGGCGACGGATTCAAACTGCGCGGCCTCCTGAGACTCGGTCAACCAACGGTAGGCCTCGTTCAGGGTTTCGACGCTGTTGATCTCCACGAAGGGCAGGTTAGAGCCCGCGATCGATAGCAGTCCGGCCTCGGCGGACATGATCACAGGGTTTGGCAGGGTA